CAGCTGGTGAGTTAGTATCCATCAAGCAGCCGACTATCATAGCCCAGCGCAAGGTGTTAGCGTCTGCATACCTCTCAAGAGAGAACTTACTATGGTAGTGGCCACATATGCTGTTGTGGCTTAGCTTAGATGCGTTGTTAAGCGCATTTGGGCTAATGGCGTGCGTCATTGTAGTATCATTCTTCATTCTTCCCACCCCTTTCCAAAGTTACGCCATTTGTTGTTGTGTATCATCTTGGTTATAAAGTAATTAGCTATCCTAGCTGCCTTTAGCTCTTCAGGTGACTCGCCTATTAATGTAACCTTAGAATCCCAAGGATCGCTAGGTGGTCTTATGTCTTTAGGTTCAGTCATAACCCCGCCTTCAGCTTCGCTATTCTATCCGCGTATCTCTGCTTACCACGCTCAGTCTTGAGCTTGTGCATCCTGCGCTTGAGCTTCCTGATCTCTTTCTCTGCGTCACTGAGATGATTCGGATGGTAAGGTAGATGCTCGTAGTCACCCTGCCAGTGGTCTACAATCGCCTGTAAGAAGCTAATAGGGTCACAGCCTGAGCGGTTAACCCAATGCTTAATACGCCCCTCTATGGAATTACAGTTCCTGTGCAGGACAGACCGCACCCTACCAGATGTATGACAATGATCCAAGGTATCCTGTCCTTTTGGAACCCTCTTAGCGCATAACCCGCACAGTCCACCTTGCTTGATTAACAGCTTCTGGCGGTAAGCACGTACTTCCTTAGGCTTGAGTCGCATTAGAACTCCTCGTACTTAAGTACCCATAACCATGTAACCAGACGCATAGTGCCGTAAGCGTACAGTGCTGACATCATCACCAGTGTTATACCGAACCAGATGCTAGCGTAACTACCTACGACTACGCACCACACGAATACACCAACTGTCATTAGTGCCATTAGCCAGATGCAGAGCAGGTACTTCACTGCGTTGAATACAATCTTCATACAACCTCCGGGTACGTTTCAGCTAAAGGCTTCCTGAGTATCCAGATCAGCCTACAGTTCAGATTGAACTCTTCTTCGGTACGACCTGCATCAAGGTAAGCCTGAAGCACAGTCTGTTTGTGATCCTTAGCTTCAGTTGACTCAAGTATCTTCTGAGCTTTCTTAGGGCCGATACCTTTCAAGCCATGTATATTATCAACAGTATCACCAGTAAGTACCTGTCCCCAGAAGTTAACTAAAGCATCTTCAGGTGTAACGTAGTACTTAAGCATCTTGTTCCAATTGTAATGGAAACCCGGTATACAGTCGAGATCCTTATCTATAGTGCAGATGATTGTATTCTTACTCTGGCACTGTTCAATACCTAGCGCATCATCAGCTTCTATGTCAGTACAGACTACAGCGTTATGGTACTTCACGAGGTAGTCATGTATCTCAGGTATAAGGATAGGCTTAGGGGTGTCCTTTCTGTTAGCTTTGTAATCAGGTGTAAGCAAAGCCCTGAATCCGCCGCCCTGCGATATGTAACCAGTACTGCTAGTCGCACCTGCTCCCTTTACAATACGCTCTAATGTGAGCTTAACGGAGTGCAGGACGTTCTCTATCTTGTCAGTTCTAATATAAGACTTCTCGTAACCATGCTCAGCGGCATCCCTGATCTTCATCTGGATGACTTCTGATGCTTCTGTGTTGCACTCAGATACTTCAGTACCCTCTGGGTGTGAACTCAACGTGTAATCAACAGCATCCTTAATGTAAACCTGCTTTTGGCTAGCAAAGCCTACTTGATATTTGATTATGTCTAGGTCTATTAATGCCCTCACTGTACTGACACCTCTGATTCTGTTTCTATCCAAACCTTAGCCCCGCAGCTAAGGGGTTTCTCTGGTGAGTACACTATCCAGCTAGGGCCATCTATAAGTACAGTGTTACCTTTGCGGTTCTCTTTGTAAGTCTTAACAGTAATGACAGGTAATGAAGTACCGTTCTTACTATTAGCTCTAATGTTATGCTGGTTAACGTGTATCCTAGTTTTCATACACCCTCCTAAAGCGGGCATCCTTGCCCTTTATGATTACTTATTGATGTACCAGAGTACAAATACTGCGACTACAATACATGCTATAGCTATCATATCCATATCATCCTCCTGTGGTTGATTAAGGCGTTAGCCTGTTGTTAAAAGGGTATATTCAGACTACTGTGTTCCTCTTTAAACTCTGTTACCTGTATGCCATTATGCTCGCCTACAAGAACCTATACAATCATTACCCACATACATTCCTTCTAGTGTGGGCATCCTTGCCCGTTAAAGCACTAATCATAAGTACCGGTTACTAGAATCCGGCGTAGCTATTACGCTGCTACAGGTTATTAGAGTCCAGCCTTGCCCTGCCTTATCTCATACGTCACGTTGGCAACTGCTAAAAAGGAATATCGTCGTCGAAGCTGTCAATAGGCTCCATAGATGCTTCTGAGCCATCTGGCACACGAGCAGCTTCAGCCCCATCAAGTATCCGCTTCGCATGAACGTACTTAGCTAGTCCAAACAAATGCTTGATAGCTGGTGAATTCGCATCCTCTGAGTCACCTACAGCTAGGTCAGTGATCTCGCCAGCTGGAACCATATCAAGGTACTTGCTAGGGATAGCAGCAATGCTCTTGATGTTATCGTACAAGATACTGGGGTCTTGCTTGTCAGGCACGTTAACTACTACTGCATTACAAGCCTTACCAAGTACCGAATCCCAATCAGCGTACTCCCCTTCCTGTACCATTGGGTTGAACGCAGCGTACATATGGTACTCATGCGACTTAGCATCCAGCTTACCAAAGATATTAAAGGGCTTAGTCCACATAATACGTGGAGTCTTGATGCCATCAATCTCTACTGTTGAGCCAATAATCTCTAAGCACAGTGCAATCTGCTGAGTATCGGGCTTAACTTCGCCTTTGTACTCACGATGCTGTAATCCTAGATCAGCAACGTACACTAGCCGTGCCTCGTGATCGCCAGGTTTCATGTTATCGTACACTAGAGTGCTTGCCTCAGATGTATCACCTTTGCGTGTTAAACTCATTTCATTCTCCTAATGCACTTCTGAGTAATCGTTTCCGAACTGTACATCTACATCCAGTTCTCTGTTCAGCTTTAGTGTGCTGTTCACTCTTTGTACTGCTCGTTTCAATAAAGCCACTGTCTTATCTCTCCTACCTTTGTGTACTTCGAGTATTATTTCATCATGGAACTGTGATGTCAACTGTTTTCTCTCCTTTTGGATGTAATGAACCCATAAATCAAAGCAATACACACCTGTTCCTTGATTCAACGTGCTGAAGATGTCCTTCTCGTTTCGTAATGAGTACCATAACTCCGATACTGGGTTCCATAACCAGAGCTTTCCTTCCACTGACTTCGTTATTGTATTCTTAGACACCGCTTTGATCGACCAGTTCCGTTCCCAGTAAACTTTATGTATACCGGATGCTACTTTTGTGCTAACACCTAGCTGCCTAGCTAGTCCACGGACACCTGATCCGTATGTACAAGCATAGTTTCCACCTTTGTACAAGTGCCGTACGTCGGAAACTGTATGATCTCCTGCTTTGTAAGCAAGTACTTCTGCCCCCGTAACAGCCCCGCTGGACTCTGCAAGGTCAAGATGAGGATCAAAGTCATCCTGCATCATATCCTGAACGTACTCAGGATCATAATCCCACAGGTAATGCTGCTTAGTCCTATCCTCAAGGCTGCACATATCAGCACCCACGAGTTCAGTGTCATCTCTACGGGCTATGAACAATGCACGTATCTGCTTGCCGTACTGCTTACGTGGTGACGGGATGTTAGCGCAGGGCTTACGGTGCTTGAATCGCAGAGTGTTAGTCAGCCCTTGTATCTCAGCTTTAACGAAGCCATCTTCTTGTGCATCAAGGATAGCTTGTATGAAGTCAATCCTGTGCTTGTGGATGGTGAACATCTCAAGGTGCTGTAACTCAGGGTTAAGGGGTATCATCCTCTTGACACTAGGGCATAACTCGTCTTCATCCTTAACCTGAGGTATGCCTTTCTCACCATCGTACTTAAAGGTACAGGGAACCCAGCCAAGCGAGAACAACCACTTCTTAACCTGTACAGTACCACCTGGTCTTGGAGGCAATGTACCTACCTGTACCCGTATCCTGTCAGTGCTTGTGGGTACGTTATGCTCCTCGCACCGTGCATCCCACTTCAAGCCACTCTTTGACCTAGTGCCGTCCGTCTTAAAGGGCTTAGCTGGGCGATTACGCCATGCCATCTTAGGTACGCGTGGCATAACAGCCGCCAGAGCTTCTGTGCTTGCACTGTGCGCCGTTTGTAGTTCAAGTAATAGGATAGTAGCAGCTTTGGTATCAACAGCCCAGCGGTCATGCTCCTGCTGCTCAGCGCATTGCATCTTAAAGCTAAGGTATTTGATTAGATGCTGAACCCCTTCTTCTGATCCGTACAAGGCCAGCAAGTCCTCCTGTATCTTCTCCCATAACAAGGTGTTGATACGGACATCCTCTTCGCAGCGGTGGATGTACTCTTCTGTACTCAGGTTCTCCCAGTCATCAATAACAGGCTTAGGTACACCGAAGTACTCACCCCAATCGGCTAGGCCATGTCGAGCAGCCTCCGGGTACAAGTACCATGACAGGGCTAAGGTATCCACGATCTGTGCTTTGATCTGAATGCCAAGGATGCGCTCTAACGTAGGTTTATCATATCTCTGGAAGTTGTGTCCTACAATGCTATCGCTAGGCTCTAAGTCCCCAAAGAATGCCCGCATTTCATCATACAAGGTAAGGCTAACTTCATTAGCCACCATGCAATGCACCTTAGTAGCCTGAATGCCATCTGTCTCTATGTCTATTACTACATCCATCATCTACCCCTGTACAACCTTGCTGGTTTATCCATTGTATCACAGTAACTAGGTATCCACTTCTTTTCTGATTCTCGGATGTACTCTTTATCACAGGCGTTGCACTTGTACCTGCGTACCCCCTTACCTAGATACTGCGTACTTTCTTCAGACATCACCATCTCCTACTAGGCTCAAGGTAAGTAACTGTTGCTTCATCAAAGTACACATCACAATTGTACGATTGACCGAAATCCCTATCGAATAACATATAGAACTGTGATACGTTCTTGTCTTCAGGAGGGCATTCATCTGTACGATCCCTTGAGATACCATGCCCGTAGTGGAACCACTTCTCCATTGCCCTTGAGCCTGTGAACTCACTTGAGTACACCTTAGCACCTGTCTCGTGCGGCTTAGAACTCTTGGGCTTCGGGTTAACGTGCGTGTAACAGAACAACGTAACAGGGTACGAGTTCACGAAGTCAGACATATCCGTACAGATAGCGTTCAAAGCGTCATTAGCCTCTGATGAACTGAACCTTGACACTAAAGCTGTTAATGGGTCGATAATGAAGATGTTGATACCATCCAGTAAGTGCATCTCCTGCATAGCTATGCGTATATCCTCCCAATCCCTCGAAGCACCGCGATCATAAAAGCGTACCTTGCCCTCTAACCCCATTAGTGTGCTGCGTAGTTCATCATCCTCGTACTCTATGTCAGGGCGTGTAAAGTCCTTCTTAGCCTCTTTACTAGCTAACTTCTTAGCAGTCTTAACTGGTGAGTTCTCTAGGTCAAACATCCCTACTTTCTGATTCTCGTGGTAAACCAGATGGTGTACAAGCTGGTGTTCATGGTCTGTCTTGCCTATCTTAGGCGCAGCACCTACTACATGGATGGTATGCGGGCGTATCCCAAAACAGGCTCTAGTAACTGTAGGCCAAGGGAAGCTAAGCCCCATCTCTGGCTTCAGCATAGCTTTCTCTATGAAGTCATGGATGTCCACAACCTCACCATGGCGTACCTGTACTGAATCCCATACACAAGCCTGATACAGTTCAGACAATCTGCCAGCTAACAAGCAAGCGTTCGCGTCCTTCAGCGGTAGCTTGGCAACTTTGAACTCAGGGAAAACCTTCAGGACATCCTTAGTAGCTTTCTCACCAGCAGCGTCCATATCAAAGCACAGTATCACTTCACTGTACGCTTGAATGAACTCTCGGTTATTCATTAGGTCTTTGACTGCTGAGGCTGCACCCCGTGTAAGCGATACCACTCTAGGCTTCAGGTGATTGTACTTAGCGGGTGTTTGGTCGCATATAACTTGGTACAAACTCATTGCGTCCAAGCGGCCTTCAGTAATGAATAGCTTCTTACCTGCGCCGCTCTTAGCGACCTGAGTACCCCATAACTCCACGTCACCCTTGCGGTCACCCACGCTACAGAATGCCTTGTCTAGCATATTGCGTTTCTCATAACCAGTAACAACCCCTTGCTTAGTATCGGGGTAATACGTTGCTGTACAAGTTACACCATCTTGTTCACTCAGCGCAGAGCGTACGCCGTACAGCTTGCACACTTCTTCACTCAGCCCACGGTCAGGGATACCACGAATAGGTAGCTTATGCACCCCTGATATATCTTCTTTAGGTGTATTAGCCTTCTGTATGTATTCTTTCAATTCATTCCCCTCTGGTGGAAAATAGGTATCACAGGCAAAGCAATAAGAGTCAATCTTATCAGGCTTCTGGAATACCTGCCTAGCATCGCTTGATCCACAATCAGGGCAAGCTATGTTATCAATGCACTCACCACTAGCTAAAGTCGAGTTCAACCGCATCACTCCACTCCTCGTACTCTCTTTGCTCAGGTAATGAACTAAAACGCAAGTCCATCATCTCTTGGATTTCACCGCACTCCGTACAGCAAGCGTGATCCCCACCTAGGACTGGTATCATTGTGCCAGCGCATCTATCGCACATCATAATGTTCTCCACTTAGTTAGCGTACATTTAAGCGTACGCTCTTTGATTAAAAAAGGCCATACTACCTTAAAGATTAGCACTAGGCAGCCAATAGGGTACACCACGGACGCTACGAACCACATCCACCAATCCTCTGTTGCGCCATCCTCTAGCTTGCCTAGACGAACCCTAGCGTACAAAAGGGCTAGCGCAGCAGTACAAAGACTAGGCAGTAACCATAATAGTATTACTTGTTCTTGTTCACTCATACATTTCTCCTAATAGTACGACAACTGTGAGTTACATTAGTTCATTACTTGATTCATTTAGCGTAAAAGATAAAGATTAGCGAATAAAGGAACTATATCTAAATCATGGTGTCTAATAACCTATTAATATACTTATGTATCAATAGGCGCTTCTTCTTTTCCTATGTGCCAATAAGTATACTAATTCAGATACTTATAGCTGGAACAGGCTTAAGTGCTACAACACCACAAGTAGCATAAACTTGGTACTTGCTAGTGCTATAGTACTCCTCGAACTCTTGTATAATAGCATCTGGTGGGCATTCATCAATCTGTAAACGCTCTACACTAGCCCCTGTACTGGTTAATATCAGAATGATTAGCGTGTTCATACTGTACCCCTTAATCGTCTATTGTTCCTAGCATTACAGGCTCTCTGAAAGCCTACACTGTACGCTGCAAGAACAGCTTGCATGCTGACCTTATCTTGTACGCTTGCTGCTATCGTTAGGTCTAGGTATCGCATAGCTACTGCTCTATGCTCTGGATTGCAATCCCCTAGCATTTCTCCTGCCTTAATTGCTGCTGTTATTGTTCTCATATCCTTAATCCTCTTTGGTTAACTAAGCCAGTGCTAAATGCACTCGCATTCTTGTACCCTGCTCTTTAGTACCGTTCTTGCTTTGTGCAGTCTAGCGCGTACCTTCGACACGGGTATAGCTAGATCGTCTGCTATGCTCTTATAGGTGTTATCATCCATATGGTAGCGTTTAAACACATCCTGTAGCTTAGCGGGCAACGCTTCCACAGCTTTGCTTATCCTGCTCTCTACATTATCGGCTATAGCTATCTCTAATGGACTACCGCAGTCCGCTACTACAGCCAGCACAGCAGTATCATCTAGTGTAACATGGGCTGTGTCAGTACCCCCCCGTTTTACTACAGTACTCCTTTGATGCTGTAACCTAGCTGCGTTTGTAATAATCCTACCCATCCATGCTGAGAAGTTATCCTCTTTGTAATCCCCCCATGCTACCCATGCGCTCAGATAGCTATCTTGCAGCACGTCCTCTGCTTTGTCTACATTCCAGCAGTGGTTACGCGCAATCTTTAATAGCTTAGAACGCCCAATGCTGTTAATCCTGTGTATGAACTCCTCTTTGCTAGTCATAACGAAATCCTCTAATAGACCTAATAAGGTTACTTGTATTGGTACTTAGTGGGCATCCGTGAGGCCGTCTCCCAGCCTCTACGCTTGCTTGCCTTGACCGCAAGGTACTGCTCGAAGGAGTTGCACGCCATCGCCTTAGAACGGCACTCATTGCGCTTCTCACAGTTATCACACGGCGGCTTCTCGTACATTACCATAGATGTTTCGTGTATAGCCTTGGTCTCACCAGTACCATTAGCGCGATTGTGTTTGCGTTTCATTATGTCAAGGTCGCTCTGGATGATTATCATACGCACCCCCTCCAATGATCGGCCAGCGCATCATCCATTATATCCATTACTAAGGCCGCCTCATCCGGCAAGCCTAGCATTGACGCTCTCGCCGCTTCCGCTGTGCAATCTCTAGCGAATTCAAGGAAACCCGCGCCATTGTACGTCCTATTTACTTGCTCTGCTCTTAAGGCGGTAATAATCTCTTCGAACTCTATTATAAGCTGTATATTATTCATATCGTACTCCCAGTGCTTGGTTTAAGGCCACTAGAGGCCCGTGGTTAACTTCTAAGGCGTTCTAGAGGCGTACCCCTAGTTACCCTATTGGTTACTGCTAGAATCGCTTAAATGCTCTAAATAAGCCTTAACGTATTCACAGCCATACAGCAGTCATAGCAAAAACCCGTATAGCCCTCCTCCGTATGATGCCTATCCGGCGTACCAATGCGCGTGCTATTGCATTTATTACAAACTGGCTTTGG